ATTACAAAAAACGTTACACTACGCCGAGATGCGTGTACCACACGGTACATATAAGGCAAATATTCTTTTTATTAATTCAAATATTTGTTTAATACCACAACATTATTTCACCAAAGATAAATCTTTTAGCGTCACGTGTGTTGGTAAAGAACATACGTTTGAAACCTATATCAATGTATATCAATCTGTAAGAATAGGTCAAAAGGATATGCGTCTTTGTTTTTCACCAAATGGTGGATCATTTCCAAATCTTATAGATTATTTTCCTAAGAAGTCATGTGACAATCATCCAATACATCAATATTGGCGTAAAGATGATAAGACGCTAACTGTTGATAAGGCTATGGCTTTTTCAGGAGTGGTGCGAAATGCATTATGTGACTTTCAAGGTCACTACTACACCTTGCAGAATAATACCTTTAATGGACTGTGTGGAGCGATTAATGTGTCGCAGACTACAGCAACAGCCATTACAGGTGTGCATGTGGGCGGTATGTCTAACACACCAAGAGGTATTAGTGTAGAAATAACGCAACCAGAGTTAATCAAAGCTATTCAAGAATTAAATGAAATAGATGGAGTTAATGTAGGTGGTAGTGAAGGTGTTTTTCCTGTTGAGGTTCTAAATACAAAAATTCTTACCAATCAGAAAATGTCTATTAAGAGTCCATTGAAGTTCTTGGATTGCAAACCACAATTCAAATATTATGGGTCATGTATAGGTGGTAGTACTAGTAAGTCTACAGTCAGACCAAGTTTTATATCAGATAATGTTTATAAAATTTGTGGTGTACCTAATACATGGAGCGGACCAAAGATGAATCCGGAATGGTTTGGGTGGCGTAAGTGTCTTTCTGTATTGTCCCAACCAGCCAGACCTTTTCCAGCTACTTTGTTGTTGCGAGCAATACAAGACTACAAAGAACCTATAGTTCACTTGATTAGGAATAGTGAATGGAAAAGTATCAAACCATTATCCCAGGTACAGACAATTAATGGTATACCAGGGATGAAATTTATAGATAAAATGAATATGGATACATCTATAGGCTTTCCTTTAACTGGAGCTAAAACCAACTATATAGTTGATTTGGAACCCGATGAAGTTTACCAGGAGAAGCAGACTTTCGTGCCTGAAATCATGGAAGAAATTGAACGTGTCCTGGATACATATAAGAGGGGTGAAAGAGCTTATTGTACAATGAAAGGTTGTAAGAAAGATGAAGTTCTACCTAGTGATAAGGAAAAATGTAGGATATTCTATGGAGCCCCCATATCACTAACTTATCTTATCCGTAAATATTTTTTACCCATAGTTCGTATTATGCAGATGAACCCATTGTTGAGTGAATGTGCTGTGGGTATCAATGCACATTCTGATGAGTGGGACAAATTGTTTAAATTTATTAGAACTCATGGTGATAAAAATATTTTTGCTGGTGATTATTCCAAA